GGAGAAGGCTTCAAAGCTGGTCCGAGAGTGTAAAACGCCTGCGTTTTTCTCGGCTTCCTGCGTGAGCAGATCTAAGTTTGTCAAGTTTTGCGGCATATTAGAGAGACTTTTCGGTGTCTCTCTACCTATGCCCGCTTTGACTGGATCTGACGACTCACACCGCTTGTCTTCGTTTAAGAGGTTTTGTTCTGCACCTCTCGAGCGTCGTATGCATTTATGGGACTCAGCATTACTCAGATGTTCACGTGACGTACGTCACAGCATCTGGATGTCCCTGTTTCTTTTCAGAAAGACCCTACCTTCTTCTCCTCCTGATCCACATGAATTTCTTGATAAAATATCGAGTCCGCCTCCAGAGGCGGACTCAGAATTCATGGATTTCGTGAGAAACGAAGTGCCCAAGATTTGCCCTGTCGGCTGGGATCGAGGATATGCTCAGGCATGTCTTAGTGACGTTTTGTCGACGAAGTCTTGTGTGGAACTTGGTAAGAAGAAGGGTGGTAATAGAGGGTTGTTCATGGACAACAGAACGCTGTATGATGGACGGGAAGCGTTTGTTGAAAGTCTTCTGGTGAGTGAAGAGCACCATGAACTACCGCCGTCTAGGCTGTCAGCTGTCGAAACGGCCGGTAAGTGGAGGCTCATATCCGTTCCTGGATTTGAGATGCAAAAATTGAAGCCTCTGCATACCGTACTCTATGACCACATCTCCCGTAAAGACTGGTGCCTGCGTGGAGACGCAAAGCCAGCAAGTTTCGTCGATTTTTGCAAAAAAGAAAGTGAGGTTTTTGTTAGCGGAGACTACGAGTCCGCGACCGATAACCTTAACTCGGACGTGCAAAAGGAAATTCTCCGTCTGGTGTTGGAGAGTTGCAGACATGTTCCTAACGGGGTGCGTCGCCTTGCGATGGCATCCCTATCGACGAAACTCGTCCTCAAGCGCGGTGAGCTAACGCGAACTGTGGACGTACGAAACGGGCAGATGATGGGATACCTACTATCTTTTCCCCTCCTATGTTTGGTGAACTATCTTGCTTTTCGGTTCGCCATACCCCGAAAGGAGGTTCCCGTTCGGATAAACGGGGACGACATTGTGTTCCGGTCGAGTTGCGAGGAACGCGATAGGTGGATGGAGGTAGTAGGTGTATCTGGTCTGGTTCTCTCGAAGGGCAAAACGCTTGTGGATCGTCGGTACTTTTCGTTGAATTCGCGCATGTTCAAGGCGAATTCTAAGACGATAGCCGTCATCCCCATTGTCCGTAGCAATACTTTCTTCCCTGAGAAGACAAAGGAGGCTCTCTTGGGTCTCCGTGGTAGGTTCAACACCTTCTGTCCAGGTTTTTTTGGAACCAGGCGCTCTGCACTCAGAGTCGCCTGGCTAAGAGAGAACTCTTGTCTCATTGAAGCGAGTAGGCGTAGTCTAACGAGAGGACTAGGGTTGGCTGTAAGACTCGAGGAGGTAATGAGTGCTGGTCTTTGGACGAGGGAAGCGTGGTATCTTTCCTTTGAGGCTGAAAGGCCTTTACCGAGTTCACTATCCGAGTGGACAAGGCGTCCAGAGGGCTACGAGTACTATCGAGTCCCAAAACTGACGAAGAAGATCCGAAACGCGCAAAAGGAAGTAGCACCAAGGTTTGTTGACGCAGCCTGGCTACCGCGTAAGGAATGTGACACGGATTCATGGGAGAAGCAGTTGTTTGAAGGGACTTTTGAGTGGGGCGGTTGGGCGTACCAGCGCTTCTCCGGCAATCTCAAGAGGGTTCGACTGCTAGGGCTAAGTTCCCGTAATGTTGTACGCTTTCTGTCACCACGAAGAGAGTTGTTCAACCGCTTGGCCTGTACTCTTGTGAAATACGGAGTGTGGAGGAAGTCGACAACTTGCGGGTTGGAGACACCAAATGAAATTTCCCCTGATGGGACGAGTGGTCTGCGGTATCGACCATTGCAGTTCCTGCCGGGTGGCAGTAGTGGATGAACGCGCCTTTATTGGCGTTAGCGGGACGTACCCCGGTAGTTTGAGTTTTACCACGCAGCCCATGTTAGTAACCCACGGGAGCATCCAGTGCTGTGAAAGTCAGCCCAAGGTTCGCCTTGCAATGTTAGTGTGGCGGGTGCATGGGGGTCCTTGGCAGCCGTGGGGCTCATCCATAGGAAGACTGGGTCGGCTGAGGCGGCCCTGGTATTGTTTCGCAAGTAGTTGCTGTTGCCATCAGGAGGGAGGCAGGTAGACCTGTGCGCGGCTCTTGTTCAAGCCATGAATATGTCTGTCTATGCAGACGTTGCAAAATACTGAACAACCATTTGTACGATTGCTCTCATTAGGTAATCCGATCAA